ACTTATTTGTATGTCCATTGATATTTAGACAATCATGTTTGTCAGTAATATCAACAGGTTAAATCATATTCGGTAATCAACTAATCAATAGACAAGCTAGAGTTAGCCAATTACCAAACATATATAACAACAATTTTCTGTTGCTACTGGCAACAGCAGAAAATTGTAACAACAAACAAGAGACAATCGCAACAGCGATTGACAATAGTGAAAACAGTGGGTTTTGTTTTCACCCCATGCAATGTCGACAGCATGTCGATAGTGCAAATAGGGGGGTTTTATACAGCTAACAACTAAGGAGGACACATGGCAATACCTTTTGCAGCTGGAGGAGCAGCAATGAAAATGTTAAGAATGCTCTACAAGGCAAAAAAAAAGACAGGTACAGGCTCGAAAATAGCAGCAGATTTTGCAGCTAAGAAGGGTTTTACCAAAACTAGCTCGGCTATAACAGGAACATCGCAGAAATTACACAAAGGAACTATGAAAGCTAAAGAATTAGCTAAAAAGTATCCGAAAAGTGCAGCTGCGATTAGTGGAGCTGTGGCTTTTGATATATTTGATGACGATTAATGGCTAAAAGAAAGTTTACGGACTTTATACCACGAGAAAAACCGAAAAAAAGACCTCGAAGGCACACAAAATCGTTAAATAAACATAAAAAAAGATCGTATAAAAAATACAATAGGCAGGGAAGATGAAATATCCACTCGGATTACCATATAGCGTTATAAAAGACTTTACTGGCTTGATGCCAAAAGTGTTGAAAAAACGTAGAAAGTTTATTAAAGACCTTAAAGATCCTAAATTTAGAAAAAAAACTAAAATTATGGGATATAAGGAGGTCTTATAATGGCATCACCAAAACCAAAAAACCCAGCGTTATACGCTAGGGTCAAAGCCGAAGCTAAACGTAAGTTCAAAGTATACCCAAGTGCATATGCTAATGCTTGGTTAGTACGAACATATAAAAAGCGTGGTGGCAGATACTAATGGCTTACAGGGGTGGTCTACGAAAGTGGTTCGCAGAGGACTGGAGAGACGTCAAAACTGGTAAAAAGTGTGGACGTTCTGGTAAGAAGGACAAAGGTAGACCATATCCTGCGTGTCGACCTAGAGCTGTCGCTGGTAGAATAAGTAAATCAGAAGCTCGTAAGAAAACTGGACCAAAAAGAGTTAAATGGTCAGTAACAGCATCTGGAAGGAAAAGAAAGTAATGGCTAAGACACCTGCATGGCAAAGAAAAGAAGGCAAATCCAAAAGTGGGGGTTTGAATAGAAAGGGGATAGCGTCATATAGACGAGCTAATCCTGGATCTAAGCTCAAAATGGCAGTAACTACTAAGCCATCAAAATTAAAAAAAGGATCTAAAGCTGCAAAACGTAGAGCTAGTTTTTGTGCTAGAATGAAAGGCATGAAACGTAGACTTACTTCTGCAAAAACAGCTAGAGATCCAAATAGTAGAATAAACAAAGCATTAAGAAAGTGGAATTGTTAAATGAGTAAAAGTCTTGAAAAATTAGCAGATACTATGATAAGATTAACTCCTGAGGAATCTCAGAAGTTAGCTTTGATCATTAGAGCAAAACTAATGCCAGAAGTGGCAAAACAACAGCAGCAAGGATTATTACAACAAGCCAATAATCCAATGATGGCTAGAATGGGGCAAAGACCAAATATGAATTTACCTATGCCTAATACTAGAATGGCTGCACAACAAGGCTTGTTACAAAGATAGGAGAAACACTATGCCAATGGTTGGAAAGAAAAAATACCCATACACTAAAAAAGGTAAGATGGCTGCTAAGAAAGCTGCTAAGAAAAAAGGTATGAAAGTCAAAAAAATGAAAGGATACTAATGAAAGCAAAAATGGCAGGTAAAGCTATGCTTACAGCTAAGCAAAAAACTTTACCAAAACAATTACAAGACAAAATCATTAAATCCAAAATGAAAAAGAAAAAGAAGAAAAAATAATGAAATACCCAGATATTATAGGATCTAGCGATAAAAAGTTTAGAAATTATAGCTATGGAAAAAGACCAGGAAAAAAACTGGTTAAGTATTCTCCTACAAAAGCTAAATTGAGTAAGTTTAGAGCTTCTATGAAAAATATGAAGTTATCTAAAGGTTTATATAAAGGTGTTAAATTTGGTGCTAAAGTTGCAACAAGTCCAATATCATTAGGTCTTGCTGGTGGTGCATTAGCAGTATCTGCAATTAAAAAAGGTTTAAATGAAAAACCTAGTAAAAGACTTGGAAGAAGTTACGATAGAAAAGGTATATCACTTTTATAATGGAAAATAAAATTAAAAATCATGGTGGTAAAAGAGACGGAGCTGGTAGACCTTTAGGCTCAAAGTCTAAAACACTTTGGAAAACTATGGAGGATATGGCATCAAAATACCAACATTCTCCTTTAGATTATTTATTATCTGTGTTAAACAATCCTGCAAGTTCACCTGAACGTAAAATGTATGCAGCAGAAAAAGCAGCACCTTACATTCATCCAAAACTTGCAAACACAACATCTAAGATAGGAACAGATGAACCAATCCAAATCAAAGTCCAATGGGAAAAAGAAAGTTAGGATAGTAGAAGTTCCATACAAACCAAGACAATATCAAAAAGAAGTACATGATAATTTAAAAAGATTTAGTGTACTTGTTTGTCATAGAAGATTTGGTAAATCAGTTTTATCTATAAACGAATTAATAAAAACAGCAGCAGATAAACCTAGAGCTTTATGTGCATTTATAGCTCCGACATATAGACAAGGTAAATCTATTGCTTGGGAATATTTAAAATTTTATACAAGACCACTAATGATGTGGGGTGGAAGTAGGAACGAGTCTGAACTTAGAATAGATTTATTCAATGGTTCAAGAATACAAATTTTCGGTGCTGATAATCCAGATAGCATAAGAGGTATGGGATTTGATGGAGTTGTCCTGGACGAATATGCAATCATGTCTCCTAGAGTATGGACAGAGATTATTAGACCAGCTGTTGCTGATAAATTAGGTTGGGTTTTATTTATCGGTACACCAATGGGGCACAATCAATTCTGGGAAGTCTATGATTATGCACAGCGTGGTAATAAAGATTGGTATGGGAAACTATATAGATCTTCAGACACCAAAGTTATTCCAGAGGAGGAACTGGAGCAGGCACGTTCTATCATGACACCAGAACAGTATGAACAAGAGTTTGAATGTTCATTTACAGCTGCTGTCTCAGGAAGTTATTACGGACGTCTGATAACTAAAGCTGATAAAGATGGGAGAATCGGCTACGTGCCTGTAGATGATAATGCAGGTGTAGAAACGTGGTGGGATTTGGGGATAGGAGATTCAACTGCAATATGGTTTGCACAAAGAATTGGAGAAGAATTACATCTAATAGATTACTACGAAAATTCTGGTGAATCACTTGCACACTATGTAGATGTACTAAAAGAAAAAGATTACGCTTATTCATCTCACATAGCACCTCATGATATAATGGCTAGAGAACTTGGTACTGGTAAATCTAGATTAGAAGTTGCAGCAGATCTAGGATTAGATTTTGAAGTAGCACCAAAACTAGAAGTAGATCATGGAATAGAATCTGTACGTAATACATTAAAAGACTGTTGGTTTGATAGAGAAAAGTGTAAACAAGGATTAGATGCATTACGACAGTATAGAAAGCAATGGGATGAAAAAAACCAAGTGTTTAAAAATAAACCACTACACGATTGGTGTTCACACGCAGCTGATAGTTTTAGATATGGTTGTGTATCTGAACCATTAGATACAACAGAATGGGATAAACCAATTAATGTAGATACAAAATATGTAGTATGAAAAAATCGAATCAAGAAATATTATCAATCGTTAGTAGAGAGATTCACAATGCATCAGGATATATTGGTGGTGAGCTAGTTGCTAGACGAAAGAAATCATTAGAGTATTATTTAGGAATGCCTCTTGGCAATGAACAAGAAGGTAGATCACAAGTAATATCTAATGATGTTATGGATACAGTAGAAAGTTTAATGCCATCTCTTATGAAGATATTTACTTCTGGAGATAATGTATTTAACTGTGAAGGTGTTGGACCAGAAGATGAAGAAATGGCAAGACAATGTTCTGACTATCTTAATTATGTATTCTATAAACAGAATAATGGTTTTACAGCATTGTATACAGCATTCAAAGATGCACTTATACAAAAGAATGGTATCTTAAAAGTTTATTGGGATAATTCACAAAAGACAGAAAGAGAAGAATATACAAGATTAACAGATGATGAATTCAATGATCTTGTTGCAGATTCAGAAGTAGAAGTAAAAGAACATACTGAGTATGATGAACCTATAGTAGATGATAGAGGTGAAGAACTAGATAAAATTAAATTACATGATGTTGTAATACATAGAACTAGAAAGTATGGACAAGTAAGAATAGATCCAATACCACCTGAAGAATTTTTAATTGAAAGAAGATGTAAGTCTATAGATACAGCTAACTTCATTGCACATAGAACTAATAAAACTAAAACAGAGTTAGTTGAAATGGGTTATGATCAAGAGTTAGTTGATTCACTACCAACAGGTGATCCTGATTATTTTACAGAAGATAAGTTTGTTAGACATCAAAACATAGATTTTTCCC